CATGAAAAATACCCATACCCAATGATTAGAACCGCAAAAAAGACAAACTGCTGGTATGTTTTTCATACAATTTGTATCAAATTTGACCCAAAACAAGGGGCTTTGAGGTATTATGGTCGCAAATTGCGTAAGGCTAAAAAGTTTTTAGAACAGATAAAACGCCCAGAGAATAAGGCTTTCGTAAATATGTACAAACTGCTTGATTAATATTGCTTTTATTATATAATATGATGTAGGGTGCAATTATATGGCAAAACGAAAAGACGAAACAGGAAAAACTTATGGCGAATGGCAGGTTTTAACTTACTTAGGACTAGGCAAATATCTTTGCGAATGTAGTTGCGGAGTTATAAAACCTGTTCAAGCAAATCATTTGAGAAGTGGTGCGAGTAGGAATTGCGGGCACAATAGGGTATTAAAAGTTATAAAATCAATTACAACTCATAGTCAAAGCCAAACTAAATTATATAAAGTATGGAACTCTATGAAACAAAGGTGTTATAACTCTAATTTAAAAAGTTATAAAAATTATGGAGGTAGAGGCATAACAGTTTGTAATGAGTGGCTTTATTTTGAAAATTTTTATAATTGGGCTATACAAAATGGATACAAAGAAAATGTAGGATTAAGCATTGAACGAATAGATAATAATGGAAACTATTGCCCCTCAAATTGTAAGTGGGCTAATAGATATGAACAAGCATGTAATAAAAGAGCGTTGAATACGAGTGGAATTAAAGGAATTTCTTGGAATACAAAAAGAAAATGTTGGGTAGTTCAAATTTGGAAAGACGGAAAAAGTTATTACGTAGGACAGTTTCAAGATTTAAAAATAGCACAAGAAAGGTTGCAAGACAAGCGAAATGAAATAAATTTAAATTAATTTTTTAAAAGAGTGCAATAATTATCAAAATTTATGATATAATATTAGTATAAGTAAAAATAAGGAGCGTTAAAAATGTCAGAAGATGAAAACAAATTATTACCACAAGTGCCTGTTTTAAGCGAATATGATGTCGTTAAGACCGAACTTGAGGCAAAAATTAACAAACTTAATTCAATTACTGAATTGACCGAAGAAAACAAGAAAGAGGTTAAGACAGGAATTGCAGAAATCAACAAGGTTAAAGAGCGTATTAGTCGCTATCGTATTGATGAAACCAATAGATTTTTGGAGTATATTCAGCCTTATGTTGATAAGAATGGCTTAAACTTAACGCAGGCTATTGAAACATACCAAAGTCAAATTAAAAGCGAGGCTGAAATTGCTGCTATTATGGCAAGTGATGTGGCTGCTGCGACTGAAACTTTTGAGAAGAAAATTGATATTGTTGTTACAATTAAACAACTACCGAAATCAAAAGGGACTGCATTAGAGCAATTTTTGAACTCTCTCGGTGTTGAATTTACTGTTGAGGTGGTTAAATAATGAAAAAATCAGAAATCTTAAAAAATTATTCTAACAAAACAGGCATAAGTTACAAACATCAAGATTTGTTTGTAGGCGATGTCTATGAGGGCGAATTGGGGGTAAGAGGTATTGTTATCTCTAAAACCCTTGAGGACGGTAGCACAAAGTATTATTTTAAGAAAACGAATAATTGTGAGCATGCCCTACCCGAATGTCGTGCCGGAATGAACAATGGAACTTTTATAGCCAATGTTGTGCAAGACGAGGAACTTATGAAAACTTTTATTGACGCTGGCATTATTATTGATGATGATAACGAAACTGAAAATAAGGAAACTGAAACTATGGCAAAAGAAGAAACTAAAGCGGCAGAACAACCAAAAGAAGTGCCTACGCCTCCTGTTGCTCCTGCTAAAGAAGAAAAGCCCAAAAAGGCAACTAAAAAGGCTGAAACAAAATCAGAAGTAAAGGAAGAACCTAAAACGGCTGAAACTAAACCTAAAAACATTCTTGAAAAAATTAGTGCTGTTCGTGCTGCTTGGTCAAAAGAAGATATTGACAAGCAGGGTAAAGGTCGTGCTGGTGGCGGTGCAAAATATGATTATTACAAACCGCAGCAGATTATTGATTTCTGCTTAAAACATGAACTTGAAAATCGTTTGTATTCAAGATTTACAGTTATGGAAGATAGATGTTATTATGAAGTAATCAATATGGATAATATACAAGAAACCGAAATTGTGTCTTGTCCGTTTGATGTACCACGCAAAATGGCTGCCAGCGAGGCACAACAGGTTGGTGCTGCTATGACATATTACAACAGACGCTTGGCTATGATGATGTATAAAATAGAGGACAATAGCAGGGAAAGCGTGGAAGTTATGGAGGACGCAGATTATACAAATACTGCTCCGACAATTCCAGCCCCTCCGACTATTCCTGTACCACCGACACCAAGCGTTGAAACGCAGTTGCCACCGATACCTCCGACAAACATTCAAGCAGAGGTCAATAACAAGCCTGTGAGCGAGCCAAAAGCTCAAGATGATAAAACTGTATCGCCAGCGTCAGAAAATGCGAAATCTGACATCGTGGCTGGGGAAACTGAACAAAAAGGCGATGTAGTACCGCCGCCTCCTCCGACAGTTGAACAACCAAAAACTGCGAGTGTACCTCCTACGCCACCGACTGCAACTCCTCCGGTGCAACCTACACCACCTGTTGCAGAGCAACCAAAAGCAGAAGTTAAAAAGGGCAGCATACAGGACTTGTATTAGTATGATTAAGGTTGAATTTAGTACAAAAGAAGAATGGCTTGAGGCAAGAAAAAGTTGCCTAACAGGCACAACGGTTGGGGAGCATATCGGCATTGTTAGCCCTTATGCTCCGAAAACCCCACAAGAAATGGAAAAAAGCCCTGCGGTTATTTTTGGCAAGAATTGTGAAACATCAATTTTAACGATATTCAAGAACTTGCCTGAAATCGCAAAACAAACGCTTGTAGAACCTACTATAATGCACACATTATGGTATTCTGATTATGACCCAAGAATTGCCGGAAGTTTTGACGCTCTTGCTTGGGAAAAAGGAATGGAGGGTTTTTGTGAATGTAAATCAACCGGAGCAGGACTTTATGACCTTAAAAACAGGGTAATCCCTGATACGACTTGGTTGCAAATTTTGCACTATTTTACAATAAATCCAAATTTTCAATTTTGTTATTTGGTTGTTTGCGACTATCCTCAATTTGGTAATCGCAGCGTAAAAATAGACTGGTTGCGTATTTCTCGTCAAGAGGTACAAGATAGGATAACAAATTTACAAGGTTGGCATGCTTATTTGTTAGCAAAAGGAGTGAGATAATGGGAACTGAAAAAGGCGTAAAACTTGATAACGGAAAAATTAGGCTGGGCTTGGTGCTTGGTGGTTTTGCGAAAGGATTAAAAGAGGTCGGTTGTATCGGCACTTTTGGGGCAAACAAATATTGTGATAACGGCTGGCAGACTGTTGATAATGGGGTAAAACGATATACTGACGCTCTTTTTAGACATCTTTTTGCTTGGCTTGAGGGCGATGAAATTGACGCCGAAAGCGGTTATAGGCACTTGGCACATGCCGCTTGGAATTGTCTTGCTCTTTTAACTTTGACACACATGCCCAAATTTTTATTGCCAAAATCTCAATGGGGCTGTGATGATATAAGTAAATTTGAACAGAGCAAAGATATGATTTGGAAAGAGTTACAAGAGCGAAATAACAGGGCTACAAACAGTCTTGGGAAAGATAATCAAAAATCATGGCAAAAACAATAGTCGGCATAATTTATAAGGCTGAAAATATACATACAGGCGAATGTTATATAGGACAAACGAAAAAAGATTTAGCAAGACGGATTTACGACCATGAATATGAGGCTTTTAACCGGAAAGCAACTGATAAATTTCATTCTGCTTTAAGAGAATGGGGGCGTAAGGCTTTTAATTGGTCAATAGTTGATGAATGTAATAACTATACAAAGTTGTCAAAGTTAGAGAAGAAATATATTAAACGATATGACGCTATTGATAATGGTTACAATACACAAATTCGCTTTGACGCTAATGCAATAAATCGCATAAATGAAACAAACTATGTCAATAATTTTCTCAAGAGAGTGCAATAATTATCAAAACTTGTGATATAATAAAATAGTAAGGACGGAAAAATGGAAAAGCAATACATAGATGTTACAAACATTGAGGAAAATCCAAAACTTTTTCTCAAAATATATAAAGCGAGTTATTGCGTAAATCGTAAGTATAAAGACAATTATCAAGGTTACGATATGGTAAAAAGACTTACTCCACAACAACTTGCTAATCAAGCATTAAAAGACGCCAAAAGGGGAGCAGCCTATGCACAATTTTTGGTTAAACCTGAAAACGCAATTTTATTAGTTTGTCGCAAAGAGGGTTTAACACGTAGGCAATTAGCGGAACTGATAGGCGTTAGGGTGTCAAGACTTGAAAACTGTTTGAGCAGAGATACTGTTTCAAAAGGCATAAAAGCATTATTGCAAGAAAGATTTAACTACGTATAAAGGGACAAAAAATGGAAATTGATTTTGAAACTGACCCGATAACCGAGCAAGAAGTTATATCATTATTAGGAAAGAATTACAAAGTACAAGGCGATGAATTAGTTTGGGCTTGCCCTGCTTGCAGAGGCATGGGAGGCGATAGAGCCGCAGATAACCTTAAATTTAACCGCTCAAAACATATTCTGAAATGCTTTGCTTGCGATTATGGTCAAGAAATAACGAGCATACTTGCTCGCAGGCGATTTGAGGCACAACAGGGAAATGGCGAGGATTTCTCTGCTCAAACCTCGCCTATATATACACCGCCACCACCAAGCATGCCAAGACAGGAAAAACCAAAAGAAAAAGAAATACCTCAAGACAAATTAGACGAGTATTATTGGGACTGCGGCGTAATGTTATTCAGACGCAAGGATATTCTGCGAAAAATGTTTGAAAAACATAGTATTATGCCTAAAACTGCCCTTGAATGTAATATAGGTTATGACGACAAAAAAGATATGCTCGTCTTTCCAAGTAGAGCGATAGGCAAAGACCCTACACAAAGCATGTTTCCTTATTGTGAGGCAAACGGAGCAGAATATAGAGAATACGCAGGCGAAAAGAAGATAAGACGCATAAGTGGTTATGATAGCCGTATTTGCCTTGTTACCGGAAACACTTTTGCTATGCGTGGAATTATTTGTGAGGGTTATAAAGACGCTTATAATCTTTATCAACTTATGAAGATTACCCAGCCTGAAATAATTAGCCATACTGCTATTTTTACAGTACAAAACGGTACAAATAGCATAAATACTGACTGTTGCTTACAAAAAGTAAATTGGCGTAGATTTGAAAGCATAGGACTTTGTATGGATAATGATAAGGCAGGGGACGAGGCAACCGAATTAGCGTTAGGTTTGTTTGACTGCATGGAAGATTTGCGACCGCAGTTAATAGCAGGGTATAATGACATTCAGAAACGATTTGAAAAAGAATTTGCCCCTCAAGTTGATATTGAAAAGGCATTACAAGCGTCTTGGATAGACGAAATGGCAGCAAGTGAATTATGCTGCGAAATGCAAGTACCGTTTTAAGAAAAGGATTTAACAAATGAAAAAATCAGACACACGAAAAGTTAAATTATGTCCTAATTGCGGAAGTATTTTAATGTGGTCATTCGCTATTAGAGGTTGCGAATATGTATGCGTTCCTTGTGGCGAGGGTTTTCCCTTATTTAACGATTTTGAGGATAAAATTATTTCACAAGACGAATACAACGCATTGAGAGAAAAATATAAAGACGATTTAGGTAAAATAGGTTTGCAAACCGCAAAAGCGGGAGGTGGCAAGTGTAATACTTGCGGAACTGCCTTTAATTGCGAAAATTGCAAAAGGCTTGAAAAACATAAGTTACAATATTTTGGAAAGGGTACGGTTAGAAATGTTGACAGTCGTATTAGTTAAACTTTGGAATACAATTTTTGATTTAATAGTGGTTTTTTGTATAGTTACGCTTTTTGCTGACTATATGCGTTGGAAACGCAAAAAAGAGATTATTATGGTTGATATGGCTGCCTTGTTTGACATCGTACCTATTCTCAAAAGGGGTGTGATGTGGGTAGAAAATAACCCAAACAATAATTTGAATGATTATTTGCAAGCCCATTTATCAGAATGTTTGCCATTTCCGACCGATTTATTAAAGGCTATAAGGTATCAGAACGCAGGCTATACTCTTGTTTTTTATACTGAAATGCCAAATTGTACTCGTCCACAACTTGCAAAATTATTGAATAATTGGCATTTAAAAGGCGATTTATGCCTTAATTTTAATGACGATTTTGGCGACCCAGCACAATTTAGAGAACTTTGCATTTATGAATTGCAAAAACATAGCAAGAGAGGTCAAAAAGTTAAAGGTATTATTGACACTTATCGCAGAGTAAATGCAAACGCAGACAAGTATTATGCACAAAAAGGAATAAAAGTATGTTAATATGTGATAATTGCGGCAAGTATGCCGAACAAAATCATAGTAAAACTGAAATATCAAGTATGCGTGATAGTAAAGGGTTTGAAACTAAAATTGATTTATGCGAAGAATGTTTTGACAATTTTAATGAAGAATTGCTAACGCTGGTCAATGCGTATCAACGCTATTCTAACACGCTTAAACATAAGGAGCAGAAATAATGCAGGAAAAACCACCTATACAACTCACACCGGAGCAAGAAAAAGCCTACAAGGCAAGAGCAAAGTATATCGAAAAGCACTCGGTTAAAAATCCAAATAACCCGAAGTATGAAATGGTTATTTTAGAAAAAGACGGCTCTTTGACTTTGACAGGAGGCAGCGAAAAGACAGGCGTTGCAGTTATAAATCGTGATACTATCAAACACCAAGACATGCCGTATTGGCGAGTTATTAAGGCTAATTTTGATTTTTATAAAAAGAAAAACCGAAAATACTACAATTTAATCGTGGAGTTTTTGCAAGAACGCAAAAAATGGGACGATATTCAAATGTGCTTTAAATGTCTTAACCATTTTGGCGAAGTGCTGGAAAAGCAGGATATTGATAGGTTGTTGTTCAAACTAAACCGCAAAAATCTTGACACTTATAATGCACTTATGCAAAATGTTGAGCAAATCTTAAAATCAGCAGAATTGTTTGGTTTTGCTATTGTAAAAAATGAGGACGGCAGCGAAACATCAGCAGAGCAACGGTTAAAAATTATTGCTGACAAAGTTAGAGAGGCGAGGGCTTTGATTACACAACAATATGAGGTAAATAAAAATGAGCAAAGCGACCGAAATCTTTAAACTACAAAGAGCCGTTTTTGGTGATGATTTGTGTTTAATTTATAACGAAAATCGTACTGTCATAGGTCAATATCCTACAACAAAAGACGACTTGAAAATTTTGCAGGGCGAATATAAAACATATTTTTGGGGTAAGCATAACGACAACACAGGCAAGACGGAATTTATTAGGCATTGTACGCAAGATGAAATAGATAAAATTGAGTGGTAACATGGGACGACCAATTCAAAATATTTATAAGTGTAACAATTACACTAAAAACTATAACTTAAATAAAACTTGCAAAAATTGCAAAAGATGTGTAATATATTATGATGAGTATTGTTATGACTATAAAGAAACCTTACTGCAAAAAGAGAAACGAAATATTGCCAATAGGTAAAAATATGCCGGAAGATTATTGCGTTGACTGCGAATATTTTGACAATGGCGACTGTTTTGCTGCTGACTTACCTACAAAATATGTGGGGGACATTATTCATATTGTCAAGCCGACTGCCAAAATTTTGAAATTTGAAAAAAAGAGAGAAAAAGGATAGTTGAACATTTACCTTATTGGATTATTAAATTGATTAAAACTCCCCAGCGAAATTAAAAAGTATGGGGACTTTTTATGTCTTTAGGTATATTTTATCATTAGACTATATAACCACTCTTAAAAACGCCTCCTAATAGCCTTAAAATGAAAGTGCCACCAAAGGCAGCACTCCGAGCGTTTTTTCAAAATGAAAAAGATTTAACGACTTAATTATACATCAAGCATGTAAAATAAGTCAATTATAATAAGTCAGAAACCGTCTGTAATATAGATTTTATGTACTTATCGCCATTAAAACCTTTTCGTCTTATACCTTTAAATTGAGTTAGGTAATCAGCCATAGCCTTTAAGTTAATAAAATCTCTTAAGGGCTTATTGCCCCTTGCATTATTTTTACGCTTACTCGCTAAAACAAGGTTTGATAGGTCAGTTGTGCCTCCTTGCTCTCTGCAAAGTAAATGTTCAAGACTGCAATTATCTTTAGTGAGCCTGTCGCCATAAAAACCTTTTTTAACTTGCGGTAATTTGCCCTTTTTATATAAGGTTTTAAGTACGGAATTGTAGCCACCAAAAGTAGGTTGTGGCTTAATAGGCTCTGTTCTCATAGGCGTTTCCTCTCTTATGTAATCAAAATATCTTTAAACAACCTGTCTATATCAGGCATAGGTTTAACGGTTTTTGCAGCCCAGCCAATATTCAAATATACAGCACTACCCATTGCGTTTGCCATAAAGTTGTTTACTCCGGTTGCTTTCAACATTTCCTTGAATAATCGGTTGTTTTCAGAAAAACTGACATCTATCGTTTCGATATATTCTTGTGGAATGTCATCGCAAACATAAACCGAAACATCGGTGTTTCCGTTATATCTACCAGCCTTTTTAAGTGTTTCAAGAAATCGGCATTCTCTCTCGGTCGCTTTTTCATTCAAATAAAGCAAGCCTCTTTCGATTAAGTCTTGCTCGGTTAAGTTTGATATAAGTAATTTGTGAGTGGCACAACCTATATCATGAATGTGGCTGGCTCTGACATCAACAAAAGTATTGTTTATAAAAGTAATGTTGTCGGTAAAGGTATAACGAGGTGCAAATATTACGCCTGCATGTGTTGCAAAAACCTCATTATCCTCAAGAATGAACTTGTTACCGTCCCCTATTTGTTGCAAACGGCTTTTATAAGTTAAAGGTTTAATCACATTTAACACTTGCTAAAGCCTCCATAAATAAAGTATCAATTTTGTTGCGAATATATCCGTCAAAAATAAATACAAGCCATTTTGGCAGGCGTTCTCTTACATATTTATACGCTTTCTCTTTCATTCCAGTAATGCTTGTTTTCTTGCCTCTGATTAGTTTAATCAGGAGTGTTTTAACTTGTGCCTTTAATTTTGCTGATAAAATCATTTCTTTGCCCTCTCTTGCTTTCGCACTTGTATTTTTAACTCGCCTCCGCATTTTTGGCAAGTTGTACCAAAACTATTAAATTTTTCGCCCTCTTTTTGTGGTTTCTGAATTTCACCGCATTTTTTACAAACAAAATCAAACATGTTCTACAAAACTCTCTCTTTCATTAAACAGGCAGAAAAATCCTTTTGAGTTTTTGCCCCATTGAGTAGTACACTTGGTTTCAATAGCCCAAATAGTAACTATATCGCCTTTTTTATATTGCCCGATAATTTTTGCGTCCATTCCTGCATGTTCTCTAATATTTAAAACAGAGGCGATAACTCTAACCTTTGCAGGCAGGTTATCGCCGACATTTTGTAGTTGAAGTTCAGCAGGTACAAAAAGTAAAGGAATAATATTATCAGGATTATTTCTATATAGAGCCAATTTGTCAGAGCGAATAAAATCAGAGCAAAGGTGTCCGTTGCCGTCTGCGACTTCAATATGTCCGTAAGGGTGGGTCGGTTGTTTGTTCCAAATTACAAGCGAACCAGCAGGTAAATTTGTAGTATCTTTGGACTGTTTGAGAAAACGCCATAAATTAGACATTTTAACTTTTGAAATCCATGTCCAAGCATTGCCACGATATTGTTTTGCAACTTGTTCCCCCATGACCATAGAGAGAGCGTCCCCAACGGCTAATGCACATTTACCTTGCGATTTTGTGCCTCCCATTTTGCTTGCCACCTTGTAGGCAGCCTCCCCGAATGCTTTGCCAAATTCTTTCATTATTTGCTCCCTATATTATTATCAAAGTCTTTTTTGTATTTTCTAAAGTCTTTGAAATCTTTTTTATCAAAACTATCCATATATTTTGCAGCAATATCAAGAGCCTTGTTAGCCGCTTTTATTGCTTTTGACGAATTTTTGCACGACTTATTGACTGTCGTTTCCGACTGTCTTTCAATGGCAGTATTTTGTGTTTCTGCAAATTGTGCAAGCATATCGCACAATGACTTAATTGCCGCTGCTATCGTCCCCAACATCGTCATCGCCTCCTATATGGCTATGCCTATTAAGTAGTTTTTCCACATTATCTAAAAACCATTCTGCAAGCAAATCAAATAAACGAGAGCCAAGATAACCGGAAGTAATACCAACTGCGATTAAAAATTCGCTGCTATCCGTTTTTTGCAGAACGATAAAACATACAATTATTGCAACTAAAACAGAGGTAACAACCATGCTTGTATAGGATTTAAGGTTGTATTTGCTGCTATGCGTATTAAGATATTTGGCAGTTCCACCGAGCAAGCCTAAAAAGCCAAATATCAAAAAGTGTATTAAGTCCTCTATCTTAAAGTTCATAGTAATTGTCCCTCTCTTTACTTTTGCATTTTGTGTAAATATGGCGAACAACCATGCAATTTACAAAAATATAAGGAATTAAAAATACAAAGAAAAATATCAAGTGAGCAGCAGTACACCATTGGCTTGAGCGATAAATATAAATATTCATCAAATAACAAGCAGCCAACCAAAATGGCGTCCATTTATAAATTTCAAGTGCTTTTCTATGTATTTTCATATATTACACTCCTATTCTTCTTGTCCTTTGGCGATTTTATATTCAGTGTACAGTTTTTCTTGAACTCTGCCAAGATAAGCAACAAGAGCCAAAAAAGCCTCCTCGTCCATACTAACTATTTTTTCAGGATTTTCAGTAGCGTCCCAAATAGCAATAGGATAAATAAGTTCAGGAAACATTTTACCTTTTTGTAAAAAGTCAATATATACACCGTCCTCGCCTTGAGCATTTTTTACCCAAAGAGGCTTGTATTTATTGCCATTTGCAGGATAAATAACAGGTTTATCAAGGGCAGCCTTATAATTCAAATATGCGTCAGAATTATAATTTTCCCCTGATATTTCTTGTCCGATTAAGAATATGTTGTATTCATCATCGGTCAAAAATGCCTCGTCATAACTATATTTAATGTTTTTTATTTCTTCATTTTGAGGGTCAACGACTTCCTCGCTTTTAAAATTTTTTCTAATATACCAACCATTAAGTGCTTTTTCCACTCTTTCAGGTTTATCGTTAATCTTTTCTGCTCTTTTGAATGTTATCGCCATTTTGTTCCCCTTTTTCTTTAATCTTATCACTATTTTGCTTTTTCTGCAAATTTAACGATTTGGAATGTTTGCTAATTACCGATTTGCAGGCTTTTATGCTGATTTTCTTTGCAATATATTTTTCTCTGATTAGCCATGTATCTGAATGTTTGAAATAACCCATATACGAAAGGACTTGGCATGCGTCATACCAAGTCAATTTCTCTTTTTTCTCTAATTTTGAGGCTTTTCGTGTCGCTTTATACATAATAGGTTTTCTCAATATTGTTTTATCTCGGTAGAACTTAAAGCCTATAAAATCAAGGGGTCTGCCCTTACGTTTGCCGTTTTTGTCTATATAATCAAATCTGAATATTTGCCAATTATCTTTTATATCCAAATCTAATGTTTTTAAAAACTCTCTAATTTTCTCAAGGCAACACTTTAACTCTTTTTTATTCTTGCCAAACATAATCATATCGTCCATGTATCGAACATAGCAACGAATGTGTAATTTCTCTTTTATAAAATGGTCAAGGTCTTGTAAATACCAGTTTGCAAACCATTGAGAAGTGTAATATCCTATTGGCAAGCCTATATCAACATCTTGTCCCTCAAAAGATACGATGTTAGACTGCAAAATTGTATTTAAGAGCCACAACATACGCTCGTCTTTGATTTTATTAGCAAATTTTTGTTTCAGAATATTTATGTTTATACTTTGGAAAAAGTGATGAATGTCTATTTTTAAGACATATTTAATATTTGATTTATTCCATTTACAATTTTTAGGTGGATTAGATATATTGTTTTTGCGTATATATTTTTCAATATACTTTTTGCCAAGCGTTGCTCCTCTGTCCGGTATTGAGCCACAAGAATATTCATACATGCCTTTATAGAACATTGGTTGCAGCGTTTGTACGACTGCATGATGAATAATTTGTTCATAGCAATAGTCAGGACGGATAATAAGGCGTTTCTTTTGGGTAATTCCGTCATTTATAACCTCTGCTTTATGTTTGCGAGGTTTCCAAGTTTGCTCGGTAAGTTCTTTTACAATTTTCTTTATATGCTTATCAGGATTAAGAAAAACATCTTCTACATCGTCCCTGTCCCTCTTTTTAAGAGAGGAACGGTTTATCGCTTTCGCAAGGTTGCCATATTCAATAAACTTTTCAAATTGATGTTTATAGGTTTTTGCCATGTGTTCTCTCTTGATTTTCTTGTAGCCTCGCAGACTTTCGTTACCTACTAATCCACGCCTTTGTCAGCCTAATTTTTACCAAGTGGTAAGGAATATGGAATACATTTGAAAGTTATATATAACGAAACGATATATATACGATTTTATATGTTCATAAGGATATTTCTACAAGATAGGGACGACCCGATGTTCCAATTCGCATTCGAGGGGGCATTGTTCAAATTCGTAGCGAAAGCCCCGACTATCAAGCCATTGTTGCAATTACTGCCGACATGAGCCGCTGCCGTACTCCAAATCCCTGAAATCTTATAAAGTTGTCAAGATACGAACAAAAATATAGTATCACATGTCCGTATCTTTTGCAACTTTTATGTCCGAAACGCTTATGTGGTGCGGTTTTCGTTTCAGGGGGACAAGTCCCCCTGCTCCCCCTATTGTAAAGGTGGTTTACAAGAAAGGGACGACCCGA